TATAATTTTTGAGCCTGATCTTTCATTTTTTTAGGTAATACTTTTGGCATATTAAGGCCTCTGATCTTCATACATATCGTAATTTAAATGTTCTTCAGGGTGTACAGCTTGAGAATTCAAACTTCCACCAAAAGGTGTTCCATCAGATTGTAATAGTTTTGAGAAATCCATGTGGCCTGTTTTACCATTTTTAGCAGGTACGAAACAGATTGGAGACTCTTGTTTAGCTCCTCCTTTTGTCATTCTTCTTTGAAATCTAATTGCTATTTCGTTAGGTCTTCCACAAATTCCAACCCAAGATTCATCTTTAGTTCCTAAAGGTCTATAGTATCTATTATTTAAAACACTTCCCACAGTTCTTTTTAATCCTTTAGGTCTTGAATTCCAAAAACAATCGTTGAAATCACACCAAACTAATTTTCCATATTCTTTAAATAAGTCTTCTTGTGTAACCCCTTCAGGTAAACTATCCTTTGGTAAATCTTCTTTTTTCGTTTTTTTGCTTTTCTTGTTCATCAGTTTTCTCCGACTCGAATTTTCTTTTTATCCATAATGCTATACAGGCTGCATCTGCAAAATCCTGTTCTTCAAAAGTCTCTCCCCAATGTTTCTCAGCGAAAGCTTTTATTTCTATTTTAGAGGCATTTCCTTTTCCTATAATATCTTTTTTCCATTTAGTATTGTCTATTGGAATACAATTAATTCCATACTTATAGCAAAGATATTTTACACATCCTACTACTGAAGCTAATGCTATAGTAGATTTAGGATTTTGAATAAAGATAGCTGCTTCTACAGCTGCTTCTGCCTCTTTGTTTATTGTACTTAAATAAGCGTCAAAGTCTGACATAAAATTAAGAAATCTTTCTTCAAAATCCTTTCCTTTATGTTCCCACTTTTCTTGTTTTAGTATAGACCCACCATTACCTAACCATACAGAATGTATAGCTTTACTTGAACAATCAATTCCTATAAAATTTTTCATTCTTGATTGGTATTAGGTTTATCTAACATTACAGACTCTAACGCATCTAAACACATTTGTGCTTCTGAAAGAATGTCTAACATTAAATCAGCATCTTCTTTATAAGCAGCATATTTCATACCACTTACAGTTTTAGATAAGTCTTTTATTAGATCATTTACTGCGTAATCATCCCATTCATGTATAAATTCTGAAACATCCATTATATATTATACTCCTTTTTATCCTTTGTTCTTAACGAAATAATCCTAGATATTGTTCGATGCATGGAATCATAAGAGACTAATTCGCCTTGTACTCTTATGTATCTTCCTGTTGCTTCTCTCATTTGCTCTTTATATTTCCTGAGCTCTTCGGATTCAGCGAAAGCTGTTCCCTCTAAACCTTCTTTATTAAGTTTTGTTAGTCCTTCTTTTGCTCTTTTATCTACTATTTTATATGATACATCAGCAAAGGTATCTTTATACACATCTTCTATTAAAGCTTTTTTAGATGCTATGTCAGATAGTTCCACCTCTAAAAAGGCTTTCCCTGCTCCATAATAATAATAAATTCTTTCTAACTCTTTATCACTAAGATTTATTATATCAACTACTTTAAGTTTAGGTCTTTCATCTCCCTTTTCTATCTTATTGAAAACCTCTTCAAAATCTAACTTAGGGATAGGTAAACTTGAAACGTATTTGCTTATATTTCCTAAAGTTCTTATAGGTGACATTTACTTCTCCTCATTTTACTAGTTTACATTGACAGTAAGATTCACCTGTACATTTTTCAGGTATTCTTGTCATGCCCATTATTTTAAATAATCTTTCTAATATATTATCCCACATTTTAACATCTTTTTCAACCTGAAAAGCCTTTAATCTTTGATCATTTTTATTCTCATATAAAACAATTCCGTGATCATAAGCTGCTAAATTTAAATATATTTGTATTTGAATCATATGATCTTCTTTTGGGGCTAGTTTTAACAAATCAAAGTTTCTAGTATTAATAGATTTTAATTCTAATATAACTTCATGATATTCAGGATGGGTTATAATAAAGTCTATCCTGCCTGATATGTTTGGAGTCTCTAATTTAATGGGGACTTCTCTTCTTCTTGCTATTCCAAGCTTCTCAAAATACTTATTTATTCTATACTCTAAATAATTTCCATTATCAAATATCCTTTGTAAAGTTCCTGTTATTGATTGGGCAGGTAATAAACCATTATAAGATAAGTAAACATATCTATCACAAGGATTCGATACTATTGAAGGATAAAATACTCCTTTCTTCCCAAAAACTTTATCTGAAGATAATAAATTCTCCATAGATTTTAAAAGCCATCTATCTTGATTAGATGTTCTTCTTCTCGTAGCTCCTATTTGTCTAATTCCTGCCATTATCTTCCTCCTCAATTTCATTTAAAACTTGTTCTATTAAAGGCATTATTTTCTTTTTGCTTGTTTCTGATATATGAAACACCTTTCGTATATCATTACTATAGTTTTCTAACAAATTAGCATCTCTTTTAGCATCTGCTTTTTTAAAATGTCCAAATATTCCATCTGCTTCAATTACTAATTTAACTTCAGGTATATAAAAATCAACTGAATAGGGTGGGAAAGAGAATTGAGTTTCATATCGAAGTCCGAATTCTTCTATACACTTAGCAAAAGTTTTTTCTTGTGGAGTATAATCTTTATGAAAATATGGCATGTTTTTTTACCTCTTGAGCTAACTCTTCCAACATATCAGGGTTATCTACAAAAAGCTCTCTTAACCTGTTCTTTCCTTGAATTCTTTCCCCCTTATATGTATACCAAGCCCCTCCTTGTGTTATTATACCTAGCTGTAAAGCTTCGTTTATAACAACTTCTTTTAAATCTATACCTCCACCTACTATATAAGGTACTACAATGGAATCCCAATCTTCTCCACCTTGTTTAGTCTTTCTCATTCTTATTTCCATTTCAAAACCTATTTTTTGTTTAGCGTCTTCTATCCAACCTTGTCGTCTAATTTCTAATTGTAAATGACTATAGAACTCTTGTCCCAAACCACCCGGCATAGTCTGATATGGAACTCGACCTATACCTTGTCTCAGCTGATTTATTGCTAATAAAGCTGACCCATGTTTTAAATGTCTTAATAATTTAGGTAAGGCTCGATTAAGAAATTGTGCTTGCGTAGCTATCTGTTTAGACTCTATGTCTTCACTTTGTGATGGTACTAATCCTGCAAAACTATCTATTACTACAATATCTACACCTTCCTTCAAAGCTGTCTCAGTTATTGCGAGCCCCTCTTCCCCAATTATAGGTTGTAAAACAATAAGTTTGCTTATATCAACCCCATTTTTTTCGTTCCATGTGGGATCAAAAGATTGCTCTGTATCAACCCATACTGCTGATCCTCCATCATTTATAACCTTAGCCACTAACTGTGAAGCTAAAAAAGACTTTCCAACATTAGAATTACCTACAAACATACTAAATCTTTTTTTAGGTAGCCCTCCACCTGTTAATTTATCTATGCTAGGTACTCCGAAAGAAATTCTATCGAACTCAAAGTAATCTCTGTCGTCTCCCATTTTTATATCTAATTTTGGGTTTGCTTTTTGTAATCTTTCAAATAATTTATCAATATCCATTTTATTCCTCTTTTGAATTTTTTCTTCTTAAATATTCAGCCCAAGCCATTAATAAAGAAGCTCCTTGTATAACTTCTGAATATAGAATATCTTGGGAATCTTCCTCATCAACAATATCATACATTTTATGTACTATTCTAGAAGTGATGTTTAACCACTTAGTATCTGAGTTTTTAGTTTGATCTCCCCATAGAGCATCTTGTCTTTCTCTCTCTGCTAAAAGTGAGTGTAAAACTTCTGCTCTTGTAATTTCTGTTTCTTTAGGATCAAACATTAACTTGTTGTCTCGTCTAGAATCTCGTCTATTTTATTGTCTACTTGTTTTCTTACTTCTTCCCAAACTTTGTCTACAGTCTCTTTACTTTTATCTAGTTGATCTTCTATAGGTGAATCAGTATCAACATCGCCAACTGTAACATCGACTCTACTATATTGATTACTGTTTACATCTCCAACTCTAAATGTAAATCCTAAGTGTACGTCTATTTTTGCCATCTCTATTCCTTTAAACTGAGTCCCAATCAATTCCATCATGGGTTCTATTTATAATTATATCATCTAATTGTGATATTAAAACATTGTACTTATCTTTTTTTACTATATTATTAAAATCTCTGTCTCCTTCTTTTAAAAATTTGGCTTTCCTATAAAAATCTTCTCTAGATAAACATCCTACTAATGTAATAGTTTTCGGCACATAATTTTCATGTTGTATACTAGAAAATATATACATATCAGGTTTTTGATGTTTACTTGTATATGCATTTACAGAACAGGCATAATCAGATGAAGGTTTAACTGTCCTTAGTACAGCTTTAAGCTCACATTTTTTACCTTGAAATATAATATCATAATTAAATTTGTTTCTACTTTCACCTGTTTGATTAACCAACTTACTTTCAGGAAAATATTCTAGGAAAGCTTCTTCAAATAAAAGACCGGCCTCGCTGCCATATTTAAGAATAGTATTTTGTTTAAAGTTTCCTCCTCTCTTAGCCGAATCTTTAAATATATTCTCAAGACGTTTCTTTGCTCTTAATACCATCTCTTCTGTAAAAGGTAGTTCTATCATAATTTTCTTCTTCATTTTTAAACTCCTACTGTATCCCAATCGATATGATCTTCAATTTTTTCAGGTTCTTTTCTAGAAGGTAAATCTGATAAATCTACCTTTCCTCCCAAAACCCAATGAGAATCTCCTTGTTTCACAAAAGTTACATCTCTTTTTGAAGCCCAAGAAGGTTCACAAACTTCCACATCTACTTTTAATGGGATATTTAAACTATTGTTTTCTAATAAATTTTTAATTTCGTATGTTATAGTGTTTACCTCATCATTATGAATTTCACATATAATCTCGTCATGTACTTGTAATAGTATATTACTTTGTGTATCTTGTAAATATTTATGCACTTTTATCATTCTTTCACTTAAAATGTCAGCACTAGTGCCCTGAACTAAATAGTTTACTCCTTTGTAAGCATATTTTGATTCAATAGCATAAAACCTTTTATACTTATTATATACATATCCTCTATCTAAAACTGCTTGCATTACACCATTAATAAAGTCTCTTGAACCTTCAATATTCTTAAAATAATCTTTTTTATATTTCTTTGCTTCTTCTACTGTAGCCCCTAATTGTGTGGCTAATTTTTTATTTCCTATTCCATATATAATTCCAAAGGTAATAGCTTTAGCAGCTTGTCTATAAGTTTTAAAATCTACATGGTTCTCTGAGATATTAAAAGCTAACTTAGCTGCTTCGGAATGAAAATCTAAATCTCCTTTCTTTAATAAGTCATCAAACTTTGGATTTTTCAAATAGCTTAAAAATACCCTTACTTCCATTTGAGAGTAATCAAAAGAAACTAAAGTGTAGTCTTTTCTAGGTACAAATAACCTTCTAATAGATATTTCTTTAGTATCTGTTTCGTCAAAAGACTCATCTCCTATAAATCCCCAAGTATCTAATACTTCATCATCTAAATTTTCAATAGGTTCTCCTCCCTTAGAAGTCAGAGAAGCATTTATTCTTTTTATGATATCTTGTCTTTCGTCAGTATCAAATTTTCTATTAGATAATTTGAAATGATTTCTAGGTATGTTTTGTAGGTTAGGGTCTCTAGACGATAGTCTGCCTGTTAAAGTGCCCCAATTACAGAAAGAAGAATGTAGAATAGGAATTTCATAGGGTTCTATTAAAGATTCTACATAAGTACTCTTTAATTTTTCCAAAGTTCTATACTGTCTTACTAACC